TACCAAGTATTTGCTAAAGGTAAAGTACAAGCCGCTGACGACTTATGGATGTCTCGTTACTTCCTTTACAAAATTGCCGAGAAACATGGATATCAAATTGAATTACATCCAAAACCTTTAACTACAGGAGATTGGAATGGTTCAGGTCTTCACACCAACTTCTCAAACAAAAGAATGAGAGAAACAGGAGGAGAGGAATACTTCAACTCAATCTTCAAAGTGTTTGAATCAAGAGCAAAAATTCATATTGAAAACTATGGTTCGGACAATCATTTAAGATTAACAGGTAAACATGAAACACAATCAATTGATAAGTTCAGTTGGGGTGTGTCAGACAGAGGAGCTTCAATCAGAGTTCCAAAATCTGTAGGTGAAACTTGGAAAGGTTATCTTGAAGATAGAAGACCAGCATCAAACGCAAATCCATATTGTATTCTTAATGTTATTTGTGAGTCATTGGAACTTGCAAAAGAACTTGATGATACATTACATGTGATGTACGATGATATTGATACCAGCAAGTTGAGTGAAAAATATAGTGTATTATCTAGCGAAGAATTACTAAAAGAATATAGAGAAGATTAATATGAAACAAGATTGTATTTGTAATCCGTTAAATGGTGGTGACGGTAATTGTCAATGTAGTGTTCCCAAGGAACAAGTGAACCATCCACAACATTATGGTGGTGAGAATAATCCATACGAAGCAATTAAAGTTATTGAAGCATGGGACTTAGATTTTCATCTTGGTAATACCGTGAAATATATTTCAAGGGCGGGTAAAAAAGGGGCCGATAAAGAACTTCAAGATTTAAAAAAATCTTTATGGTATCTTGAAAGAAAAATACAAATTTTAGAAGATGCAAGTCAGACTGAGATATAATTCCAAACACTCCTTAGGTGAAAAACCTTGGAAGTTAACTATTGATGGTTCAGTATTGTTGGTTGACAATGTCAGATTCAACTGTCCGACACAAGGGTTTAATGAAGACATACCTGAGGTTGGGTCTAAATCTCAAATTGGATGTGAGGTGCAAAGAATAACCATAGAAAATGGAATGGTAACAATAGAATAATGGTATTTTATATTATTGGTAGAAGTACGGTTGGATTTTCAATAATTTCAGAAAGCGGTGAGATTACTTTAATTGTGCCAAATATTAATATTCAAGTTCCAATTGAAACTATAATTCAAACTAATAATATTCAAGGTAAAATCATTAACAGCGGAAGAATTAAATTTGAAACAGAAAACGAGATTGTCATTAAGGACAAAATTGCTTATATTAGATAAAAAAATAGTAACTTCACCAAACTAAAAGATATTTATTAATATGGAGAAGTTACTATTAAATGAATTGGAGGTGATTAACCAATATAATGAATTAAAGAATATTCATAAAGTTGCAGAATATTTTAATGTTTCAGTATCACCAATTATCCGAATTATAAAGTCAAATGGAATCAATTTAACAAATAGGAGGTATAATGTAAATCATGATTATTTTACCGTTATTGATACCCAAGAAAAGGCGTATTGGTTAGGATTTTTATATGCTGATGGATATATTAGGGAAAGAAAGAGCGGTAACTCCTTAGAAATGAAACTATCAATAAAAGATAAAGAACATTTGGAAAGGTTTAGAAATTCTATAGGTTCAAATCATCAAATTAAAGAATTTTTTAATAAGACTAAATATAAATCAGGATTTTCTGAATCGCATATGTGTCATTTAGCGATGTATTCTACAAACTTAGTTGATTCAATTAAAGGCCAAGGGTTTCATTCAAGGAAAACATTTACTATAACGTTCCCTAATCTTAATAAAGAATTAATTAATCATTTTATTAGAGGATATTTTGATGGTGATGGTAGTTTTTCATTTGATACAAAAACTTTAAGACCACACACTAATTTGGTTTGCGCTTCAGAAATTTTTAGAAATCAATTAATAACAATACTAAAAGAGAGGGGTATAGAAATTAAATATTATTCAAACATTTCATTACATATACAAGATAAATTAGGAAACCTTAAGTTTTATAATTACATTTATGAAAACTCAAACATACATTTAATAAGAAAAAAAGAAAAATATGAAGAATTTAGAAAACATTATCAATACAATAATTAATGGTGATTCGGTTGAAGTAATGAAAGAAATGCCAAATTCTTTCGTTGATTTGGTTGTTACTAGTCCAAAATATAATGTTGGGATTGATTATGATAGTTGTGATGATAAAATGAGTATGGAGGATTATTGGAGTTGGACTAAGGAATGGTTAACAGAGGCTTTTAATGTTTTGAAAGATGATGGTAGAATTGCGGTGAACATCCCTTATGAGGTGAATGTACAAGACAGAGGAGGTAGAGTTTTATTTATGTCTGAGTTTTGGTCAGTAATGAAATCTGTTGGGTTCCAATTCTATGGGTTAGTTGACCTTGATGAGAACTCACCACACAGAAGCAAGACCACAGCTTGGGGTTCATGGATGAGTCCTTCAAGTCCTTACATATATAACCCAAAAGAGTGTGTTATATTGGCCTACAAGAAAGACCGTATTAAGAAGATTAAAGGAGAGCCCCAATGGAAAGCCGAGATGGTTGACATGGAACAAGAGGATGGAACCGTAAAGACTAAGGCGGTTTATCAAGATGAAGACAAGAAAGAATTTATGTCTTTAGTTTATGGTCAATGGGAATATTTTGCGGATACAAAACAACAAACAAAAGCAACATTCTCAATGGACATCCCAATGAAAGCAATTAAGATTCTTACATATAAGAATGATATTGTTCTTGACCCATTCGCTGGTTCTGCAACTTCAATGGTTGCTGCGGAGATTAGTGGAAGAAGATGGATTGGAATTGAGCTCAGTGAAAATTACACTAAAGTTGGAAGAGAACGGGTTCAACACTTTGTTGATTTAAATAAACAAACTAAAATAGAATTTAAGTAAAAGGGTTTAACGACCCTTTTTTTTTGTTTTATGGATATTTATAATTAAAAAACAAAATGGCGAATATAATATTATCAGAAAAACAACTAGCCTTTATTGCCGAACAAGTAAAATCAAATAATAAAGAAATAATTACAGAAGCCGAATGGTATAATTTAGTTGGTGATATTGCAGGTATTTTTGACCCAACAGGTGTTGTTGATGTTATTAATGGTATATCGTATTTTTCTCAGGGTGACCAACTATTTGGTTTGTTAAGTATTATTTCAGCAGTACCTTATGCTGGTGATGTTGTTGCTAAACCTGTCATGGGAGCTTTAAAAATTGGTGGTACAGCAACAAAAGAATTAAAAGTTGCTTTAAAATTAGCCGAAGCTGGTAAAACTGTTGAAGCAAGTGCTAAATTGGCACAATTAGCTAAACAACCAGGTGTTGTTGGTAAATTCCTACAAAGTGCTAAAAGTTGGGCACCAAAAGTTGCAGAAAAAGTTCAGATGATGCCAGCAGGTCCTTTAAAAGGGTTTAAGAAGGTAATTTTAGATTATTTAAAATTGTTAGAAAATGCGGGAGCTAAAAGTCTTAAATTTCAAAAATATGCAGGAAATCTTGCTAAAAGTATGGGGTATGCAGTTAAACCTGCGGAAAACATAAAAGCATTACAAACTCTATTAAAAGATGAAAAAATATTTACGGGATTAACTAAAAAAGGACCGTTAGCCAATATATTTTTAGGAGGGGCTCCAAGGTTATTTGGTGATAGAAGAATGAGAATTTTAATGAGACAAACAAAATGGTGGTTAGGATTTTTAGATTATATCGGAGTTGCAAATTTTGTTGGACCTGAAGAGTTATCTAAAAAAGTAAGTGAAGATAAAGTGGCAGAAAAAATGAATCAATATAATCAAACTCCTGAAGCTAAAAAATATGCTGAAGAAGATTTTGGAAATGAAACCACGGGTCAAGAAAATATTAGTCAACAAGAAATTGATGATTTTATTAAAAGTAGACAACAAGGGACTACTACTCAAACAACATCTTCAAGTGGAGGAGATATGTTATCAGGTTTTATGGGTAAAATATTTGGAGGACAAATGAAAAATGCAGCATTAGCATTACTTTAAAATATATTAAACATGAAAGAAGAATTTATATTAAAATTAGTACAAATACAAAATCAATTTAGATTTTTACATTGGCAAACATTTGGTGACGCTAAGCATAGAGCTTACGGTGAAATTTATGATACCTTAGGAGATTTAATTGATACATTTACTGAAGCAATGATGGGAAAATATGGTAGACCTGAATTTGAGTCCGAGTTTTCTATTATGTTTCAAGACATTAAATCAATGAACGTTCAAAACTTTTTGGATGGAATTACCGAATTTTTAGTAAGTATGACAGACCAACTAGATTCAAGATACGATACTGACTTACTTAATCTTAGAGATGAGATGTTGGCTGGTATCAATAAATTAAAATACTTATTAACATTAAAATTCTAATATGGCAAAGAAAATTATAAAATTAACTGAAAGCGATTTAATGAATATCGTTAAAAGAGTTATTTCAGAACAAGACGAAAATTATAAGATTAACATGGCAATCCAGTGTTTCTTAAATAAAAAAGGAATTAAGGATGACTCTGGTCAATCATTAAAATTAGATGGTAGTATTGGTAGATTACCTAACTCAAAATCCGCACAAGCAATTGCAACTTACCAAGGAAAAATTGGTGTTGAGCAAGATGGTGTTTGGGGTTATAATACTAATACTAAAATGCCATCAAAAGATAAAGAAATATACAAACAATGTATTTCTGAACACGGAGATTTATTTGATAAAGGTTTACACTTACTTGGACTTGACTAATTAATGAAAAAGAGAATAACGGAATCAGGAATACGTGATATTTCAGCTTTAAGAAAAAGATATCCTAAAGCTGAAATTTATTTTCACCAAGATTTGGATGGTGTTACAACAGCAATTGCAATGAAAAAATACCTTGAAGATAACGGTATTGATGTAATTGATTCACACGTAATTCAATATGGTGATAAAGAGTTTTCAGTTAAGAAACTTGATGCAACAGGTGATGTTATGCCTGTCTTAGTTGATTTCGCTCACGGTAAACCAATGTTCGTTATTCATACAGACCATCACGATAGACAAGCAGGTGCTGAAGACACTAAGTCTACATCATTCAGGTCTTCTCGTTCAAATGTTGAAACAATATCTCAAGTAGTATCTCCAAAAGATTTGTTCCCATCTTCAGATGTGTTATTAATTAATACTGTTGACTCGGCAGATTATGCTAAGCACGATATTACTCCTGATGAAGTTGTTAATTACATCTTCAGATTAGATAAAGACAAATCATTACAAAAGAATAAAATGTTAATGGGACTTGTAATTAACAAGTTATTATTGGCATTTAAAAACAAAAAAGGTTTCTTAGAAGGTTTAGTTAAAAATTCGGAACCATCTTTATTGTCTATTTTGACAAACATTAGAGAATGGATGAAACAAACAAACGCGGCAAAACCTGAAGAACTACAAAAGAATGCCGAAGCATATAAAGAAACAATGAAAGGTTATCCCAAAGTTGAGGATAATATCATATTTCAATATGGTGGAGGTTCAATGATTAAACCAGGTTCTTATGATAGATACACACCATTTAGAAATAATCCTGAAGCCGATTTCTTAATCATGGCTTGGCCTATGGGGTTAGTACAAGCATCTTGTAATCCTTTCAAAAAAGAAAGAGAACTTAAAGGTGTTAACTTGGGCGAAATAGCTCAAGAGGTAATATCTAAATGGGAAGACCAATTAAAATTAAGAACAATTCCATTATCTACAATCAAATGGGTTAGTGAAACATCTGCAACCCCTGAAAGTGTTGGATTTACATTTAAAGATTTCAAAGCATTATATGGTGATAAGTTTACAACCATGGAAGGTGGGGAAGATGTGTTAAATCATATCCAAGAAATGATGGAAACTCCATTCACTGATTTAACGGAAGAACACAGAGAAATGTTAGATAAAATTGGAATCAATGCTTGGGATTTAATTCAAGCCAACTCAGGTGGACACAAATGTATTACAAACATATCAGGATTAAATTATCTTGGTAGAAGTAAAAGACCACCTCAAGGTCAATACAGGTATGATTCTGAAAAAGACGATTCACCTTCAGTTAAGTTTACAAAAATGATTGCTCAGGAGTTTGAGAAAAAATTAAAGGAAAAGATT